AGCCGTCTGGCGCAGGTGGTGCATCAAGTGATGATGGTGGAGTCCAAGTCGTAGGTCTTTTTTCTTTGTCTCTAGACTGGCTCGCACGCGGGGTCTTTATTTTATCGTTTTCCATATGCTATACCTCCTTCGTGATTTTTAATTGTTTTGCATAATCTTCTAATGGCACTCCTAATTTTTTAGCGATAGCAACTTGAGAAGGGGTGAGTCTCACAGTTTTGCGACCAGATTTGTTTACACTTCGCTTCGCTGAAGCTACTATTTGTGTAGGTTTGGTCGTGTTGTTTTGAACCTTATCATCAGTTGTATCAAATTTATTTGGAAATTCAAGTCTTATTCTTTTATCTATTTCCGAATAATATTCATCTGATTGAGGATCAAAACCTTCTTCATCCACTAGTTTTTTGTGTAAGTCAAATGCAGTGTACGTCATAGCCGTATCTGTACCAAACCATCTATTTCTAGCTCCCCATGCTTCCGCTTTTGGATCAGGTTGAGCTGTTTGTTGAGGAGTTACCTTTGGTATTTCCTGCTCTTTTGGTTCAGCTTTAGCCATATCTTCATATGCTGCTTTTGCCTCGTTTAGTCTTGCTTCTTCATATCCAAGTCTAGCAATTTCTTTATTAGCTTCAACTTCAGCTGCAAGATCTCCTGCTTCTTTGGCTGCTGCTAACTTAGCCGCTGCTGCTTGTAGACCAGAGGTAATTCTCTGTTCTCTATCTTTAACACCAGCTTGTTCAACTTTAGAATATTTCTTTTGAAGTTTTTCTTTTTGTTCTTTTTGGTTTTTAGCAAAAGACAAAGCTTCTTCTTTTTGTCTCTCTGCTTCTCTCCATTTCTTCGTAAGTTTAGCTATTCTTCTTTGAACGTCTTTTGAATACGTTTCTAATTCTTCTTTCTTTTGTTCAGGCTTATCTTCCTGTTTAGCTTCTGGCTGCGCGTCGCTGCCTTCTGCTTTCTCTTCTCTAGGTTCCTCTGCTTCTTGTGGCGCGGGGCTAGAGTCTTCCTTGGTTTCTACTTCTGCTTCTGGTTTTTCTTCAGGTAACTCAATATCAGCTCCTGGACCAGA